AAACACAACTAATATATAACTATCTCACTCAGTTACACCATTTAATACTGCTTGGGCTTTTTCTGCTTCAGGATAAGGAACAAAATATGCTGATCCTGCTATTTTAGTTGGTGCTGATGGAAAAGCCGTAACTTTTAATCCTGCAGGAACTGCAGTTGCTCAAGGATCTGACACTGTAGGCTCTAGTGGCACAACTCTTATTGCCTACCCTTGGTCTGATGCAGGAGGTTTTGGTACAAGATATTCTGTGCCTGGAACAGTTGTTTCAATTGCCATTAACAGTGTGAATTGGAATGCCGCAGGAAATACTATTGCATTCAGTGGAACAACCTCACCAGGCGTTGGTGCATATGCATGGTCTGATGCAACAGGTTTTGGTACAAAATATGCAGATCCAATAGCACCGCCAGATGTTCCAGCCTATGGAGTGAATTGGAATCCAGCAGGAACTGTTGTAGGACTTGGAAGTACACTTAGTCCATTTGTTTATGCATATGATTGGTCAGCGGGATTTGGAACAAAATATGCTAATCCTTCACCATTGCCTGCTGGTGCTGGTCGTGGAATATCTTTTACTTCATCAGGTAACGCTATTGGAATTGGAGGTACTGTCAGTCCTACGATTGAGGCTTACGCATGGTCTGCTGGTTTTGGAACTAAATATGGAAACCCTGCATCTCTGCCACCCACAATAAGTACTTATGTTGCAACAAATGCTGATGGTCAACTAATAGGAGTTTGTGGTGGTGCTTCCCCACGCCAAGCAATTTACCCTTGGTCTGATGCAACAGGTTTTGGTACAAGGTATTCCAATCCCGCTCTCTTACTATCTGCGGGACAAAATAAAATTGTATTTATTTAACAACTAACAAAGGAGCAATACAATGACAACAGAACCACAGTTAACACCTAAGCAAGTTCGCCAGATGGAAGTAGATTCCTACAAGGCAAACATTGCAATTTATACAGCACTACTAGCAACGCTAGATGGCAACTGGGATGCAGACTTAATTCACCTCAAAGATATTGAGGGACAAGAAGGTGCTCGTCAATGTCCAATGGATAGACTAGCCCGTTTTGCAGTTCTACAACAGTTTGAACAAGTAAGTAAATTACTTAAGACTGAAACAGTAGAATGTGCTAAGTCTGAGTCAATTCTTAACATTATGTAATAACAAGTTTAAATTATTTTTATGAAGGAAGGGTTGTAAATGTCTCCATCAGTCTATAAGCAAATTATAGTTCAATCCCCTGGTCCACAGGGAGCCGTTGGTCCGTCAGGTCCATCTGGCCCTGCAGGAGTAACTGGTGTAACAGGTGCAACAGGTATTCAAGGCTTAACTGGTCCTACAGGGGCTGGTGTAACGGGAGTTACGGGTCCAACGGGCCCATCGGGGGCTACTGGCCCCACAGGTGTTCAAGGATTAACTGGTCCTACAGGTGTTACTGGAGCAGCAAGTACGGTTCCAGGTCCTACGGGACCAACAGGTACTACTGGTGTTACTGGATCAGTAGGTGTAACGGGTGATGTAGGGCCAACTGGAGTAACGGGACCAGTAGGAACTACAGGTGTTACAGGGCCTATAGGTGCAACAGGAGCAACAGGTCCGACAGGAACCACAGGTCCAATTGGAGCCACAGGTGCGACGGGACCAACAGGAGTAACTGGAAATCCAGGAGCAGATGGAGACTCATACGCAACAACATCTTTGAGTTCAGTAGCCATTGGCTCTGGTTCAAAAACCTTTATTCTAGTAGATACAGATGTTGACTATTCAATTGGTCAAACAGTTGTAGTTGCATTTGACATAAGCAATTTGATGATTGGTGATGTAAGTTCATACACATCTGGCACAGGAACATTAATTTTTACAGTAACATCATTTACAGGTAGTGGAACATATTCATCTTGGTCAGTTAATCTTGCAGGTGCCGTTGGCGTTGCAGGTGCTACAGGACCAACAGGAGTTACAGGACCCGTTGGAGTAACAGGAAATACAGGACCTACAGGTGTAACTGGTCCAGTTGGAGTAACAGGAGTCACTGGTCCTCAAGGAGTCACAGGCGACATTGGCCCTACAGGAGTTACAGGTCCAGTTGGATCTACAGGTCCTACAGGAGTCACTGGAGTCACTGGTGTTACAGGACCTACAGGAGTAGGCACAACAGGTGCCACTGGCCCTACAGGAGTAACTGGAGCACAAGGATATAGCGTTCTTAATGGAATTGTTGATCCAACAACTCAAGGTGTTGATGGTGATTTTTATATTAACACTGCAACTAATCAAATTTTTGGCCCTAAAGCAGCAGGTACTTGGCCTGCAGGAGTTAATATTGTTGGTCCAACAGGTCCGACAGGAGTGACAGGGGCCACAGGCCCAACAGGACCAACAGGCCCAACAGGAGTAACTGGTGACACTGGACCTACAGGTCCTACAGGACCTACAGGCGCAGGCACAACTGGTGTTACTGGAGTTACAGGGGCCACAGGCCCAACAGGAGTTACAGGACCAGCAACGGTTACTGAAAATAGTCAAGTAGGAGCCTATAGCGCAGTTGCTGCTGATAATGGAAAATACATTAACATCACAACTGGCGGGGTAACAATAAATACATCAACTGCCATGACTAGTGGACAAAACTTTGTTATATACAATGCTTCTGGATCACCACAAACAATTACTGCAACTGGTATTACATTAAGACTTGCTGGAACATCAAGTACTGGAAACAGAACACTTCCACAAAGAGGTTTAGCAACAATACTATGTGTTGCATCAAATGATTATGTAATCTCTGGACCAGGAATTAGTTAAAATGACTTATGGTGCAATGGCTTTATCAATTAACATGAAAAGACCGCAATATCTTGCAGTTGCTTCTCAAGCATCAGCATATGTTGCTGTTTGGGATTGGGATGATTCAACTGGTTTTGGTAGTAAATACTCTAATCCTGGAACATTACCAACTGGTGTTGGAAGAGGAATAGTGTTTTCTCCATCAGGAGGTAATATCTGTGTTAATCATGAAACATCACCTTTTATTAGTGCTTATCCTTGGTCATCTTCTGGTTTTGGTAGTAAATATGCAAATCCAGGAACATTGCCTTTTGGTTTTGGAAGAGGAGTAAATTGGAGTAATTCTGGAGCAGATATAGCCCAGGTCAGTGATGCTTCTTTATATATTACTACTTATCCTTGGTCATCTTCTGGTTTTGGTACTAAATATTCTAATCCAGCAACTCCCGTACCAAATCAAGCAAGAGGAGTTTCTTTTAAGCCAGGAGATGACGCAATTGGTGTTGCTCATGTTGCATCTCCTCGTCTTTCTGTTTATGCTTGGACTCCTGGAACAGGATTTGGTGCTAAGTATGCTGATCCAGCAACACTTCCTACAGATAACGGGTTTAGTACATATTGGACTTCTCAAGGAACTGATATTGGTATCGCTAACTCTGGAGCAATGCCTGTCACCGTATATCCTTGGTCTTCAGGGTTTGGAACTAAATATGCCAATCCAACAGGAACAACTCCTGGTGTAACTGGTCAAGGTATTCGTTTTACTCCAAAAGGAACTGATATTGGGTTTTGCACCTATGACCCACCTAACCTTAATTATTATCCTTGGGTTACTGGCACAGGGTTTGGAACTAGATATGCCGCACCAGCAACTTTACCTGCAACACAGGCTCTTGCTATGAGTTTTTCAGTAACTGGCTTGGCCACTGCCGTTACTTCATTTTTGACTGGTCCATATATTAGTGCCTATCCTTGGAATTCAGGAACTGGTTTTGGTACAAAGTATTCTGACCCAGCAGTCGCACCTTCAGGTCAGGCTAATGGTATAGCCTTTATTTAAAGGAAAAGAAATATGAAACAATTAATGATATACTTAGGAGAAAAGGATACAAGATGAGTCTTTCTAAAAGATTAAAGGCCTCTGAAGAAGCCAGAGACATGAATAGTCAATACATACTTCCATTGATTCCACCTCGCCCTTTATTTGGTGTAGCCAATACAGGAACATATGTTGATACAGAATCTGCTATTCGTACATCTACCGTTTATTCCTGCGTAAGACTACTTGGAGATACTATTTCTTCATTACCAATGGGTGCATATGTACGCAGAGGTCGCAATCGTCTTTCATATACAGCAGTTTATGGAGAGAGTCCAGCATGGGTAAATAAGCCAAACCCAGAATCAACAAGACTAGAATTTATTGAACAAGTAATTACTTCTATGCATCTTCATGGAAATGCATTTATTTTGACGGTACGGGATGATAACAATGAAGTAGTAGAACTATATGTACTAAATCCAAATGAAGTAAGAATTGAAAGACCTATTCCAGGTGAGCCACTTGTCTATAGAATTAAAGATATAGAGAATGGCATTTATGACAAGATTTTAACAAGTAATGAAATTCTTCACATTCCACTATTTAGAATGCCAGGATCACACTATGGTTTAAGCCCAATTGGTGCTTGCCGTATGTCTGTTGGTATTGCACAGGCTTCTGATACATATGCTGCATCATATTTTGGTAATGCTGCTAATCCTGGTGGAGTTATTGAAGTTGCAGGGGAATTAAACGCAGAACAAGCAGGAGATATTGCTCGTAACTGGCAAGAATCACACTCTGGACCATACATGTCTGGTAAAATTGGTATTCTTTCTGGTGGTGCAGCATTTAAACCACTATCACTAAACGCTGCTGACGCACAATTAATTGAAGTTAGACGATTCAATGTAGAAGACATTGCAAGAATATTCCGTGTTCCACTAAGCCTTTTAGGTCATCCTACACAAGGAGCAATGTCCTACGCATCAGTTGAAGCACAGAACCTTTCGTTTGTACAACACTCTTTGCGTCCATTGCTAGAGCGTTTGGAACAATCATTATCTCCTCTACTTCCTGAGTCAGATGGATTTATTAGATTTAACCTTGACGCACTTTTGCGGGGAACAACAATAGAAAGATTTGAAGCATATACAAAGGGATTAAGAGAAGGTTTCTTATCACTAAATGATGTAAGATCATACGAAGATTTGTCAGCACTTGGAGAATCTGGAGATCAATACAGATTACCGCTACAAAACATTGATGCTGGTCAAGCACCACTTGTTGGAGATAAAATAAAGGCTGAGATTGCCTCTATTCTAGTACAAGTTGGATATGATCCAAATGACGTTGCTAAGATGCTAGATCTTACAGATCTAAATCATACAGGACTTCCTTCAGCACAACTACAGCAAGTATCTCAGATTGATCCAGTTAATCCTGATGCTGCTTACAGTGATGAGGTCAAGAAGTAATGCCTATAGACAATGTTCCACAGTTCATTAGAGATAATGCACAAAGAGGATTAGACTACCTGTCAGAAGGTTTTGGCGGAGATGGTTTAACTGAAGGAACAAAGTCTGCAGCAAGAGAGATGGCCAATGGCAATATCTCTGATAACAAAGTAAGAAAGATGGCACCTTGGTTCGCTCGTCACAAAGTAGATGGGCAAGCACCAAAAAATAGCGACTCTTCAGATCCAGGCTATCCAGGCCCAGGTTTAGTTGCTTGGTTACTCTGGGGTGGAAATGCAAACTTTGATGATGCTGCTCAAGACTGGGCACAACGCCAAATTGATAAATTAGATAATGAAACTAATAAAGCAAGGAGCAAGATGAAAAAAACTGAACGCCGAACTTTTACTGTCAAAAACATAGAGACACGAGAAGCAGAAGACGGCACTATGCGTATGGCAGGATATGCTGCAGTGTTCAATGAAGCATCATTGCCACTTCCGTTTATTGAAAGAATTGCACCTGGTGCGTTTTCAAAAACACTTAAAGAGACACCAGATGTTCGTTTATTGATTAACCATGAGGGATTGCCTATGGCTAGAACAAAAAACGGGACAATGAGATTATACGAAGATGACAAAGGATTATTTTTTGAAGCAGAACTAGCAAACACACAAGAAGCAAGAGACCTATATACACTTGTTGCTCGTGGTGATGTTGATCAAATGTCCTTTGCATTTAGAGTTATCCGTCAAAAGTATAATGAAGATCGTTCAGAAAGACTCCTCACTGAGGTATCTTTGGCTGATGGTGATGTTTCAATCGTCACATATCCAGCATACCCAACAACCTCTGTAGAAGCCAGAGAAGCCCTTAAGAAGGCTATGGCTGAAATTAAAGAGGGTAGAGAAGTAACAGGCGAATCATTAGTAGTATTACAACAAGTATTTGGAGATCTATCTGAAGGTCATGAATATATCATGAGAGCAGTAGAAGTAATGTCCATGCTATTTGGAGACGAAGATATTGAAGAAGATTCTATGTCTCCATTAGAACAAGTTGAAGAAGATGAACTAGAAACAGAAAGCCGTGAAAAGGTTGGAGATTTTGTTCGTTGGAACTCATCTGGTGGTATTGCAAGAGGTCGTATTGTTGAAATTAAAACAGAAGGATCTATTAATGTTCCTAACTCATCCTTTAGCATAACAGCAGAAGAAGGAGATCCAGCAGTTCTTATTCGTGTATATAGAGAAGTGGAAAGTGGCTGGGAAGCAACTGATACACTTGTTGGACACAAGATGTCTGAACTAACATACATTGATCCACTTCCAGAAGCCCAAGAAGAGGCTGCTGCTAATGTTCTAAATGTAGAAGATGTTCCTGGACAAGGTGCAAAGATTGTTGGAGATTTCCCATCAGTCCTAAACTTCCTTCCAGACAACATGCCAAGATCAATGTCTCTTCGTTTAGCAAAAGCAAAGAGAAGCACAATAAAATAATATTCCTATCCTAAAAAGATAGGTAGAAGTCGGAGTTAGGTTCACACCCGTAAGCGTCGTGAAATCCATAACCACCACCTCAAACTCAAACAAACTCACAAAGGAGAACAACAAATGTCTTATTTAGACAAAGTAATTGAACGCCGTGATGCAGTTAAGGTTGAAATGGATGCAATTCTTGAGGCAGTAGCCCTAGAAAATCGTACCGACCTTACAGAAGACGAATCAGCAAAGGTTGATACCCTAGTTGAAGAGTCACGCTCACTCGATTCAAAGATTGAAAAGTTGACTGTTCAAGCAACAGCAGATGCAAAGGCTTCAGAAGCACGATCAACATTCGGTGATGTTGCAATGCCAAAGACTGGCGCAGCACGAGTAACTCGTGAAGCACGTACATACTCTGCAGACAATACAGATGTTTCATTCGTAAAGGATGCATTTACTGCTAAATTCAGCAATGACTATGCAGCATCAGAGCGTCTTGCTCGTCACTCTCGTGAAGAGGAAGTTGAGCGTCGATCAGTTGGAACTGGCAATTTTGCAGGACTCGTAATCCCCCAGTTCTTAGTAGACCTAGCAGCGCCCCTAGCAAGAGCGGGACGCCCGACGGCAGACTTCGCAACAAACAAGATGGCACTACCAGCAGCAGGCATGACATTAAATATCTCACGCATGACAACTGGTACAACAACAGCAATTCAGGCTGCTGAAAATGATGCTATCTCAAACACAAACGCCGACGATACTCTATTGTCCATTGATGTGCGGACCATTGCGGGTCAGCAAGATATCTCAAAGCAAGCAATTGAGCGTGGAACAGGTATTGACCAGTTCATCATCCAAGATCTTATTCGTGGATGGCACACAACACTTGATAACCAGATCATCAATGGTGATGGTACATCAGGTGCTATTCTAGGTATGCGTTCAACAACTGGTATCAACGATGTTGTATTCACAGAAGCCTCACCAACAGTTGCACTTTTGTATCCAAAGTTGGCAGACGCCTACCAGCAAGTACAAACAACTGTATTCCAAAATCCTACACACTGGATCATGCACCCACGCCGTCTAGCATTCTTGCTTGCAGGCGTAGACGGTTCACAACGTCCATTAGTAGTTCCAACACTAAACGGACCAATGAACGCAATTGCAACAGGTGCAGGACAAGCATTCTACGGTAACTCAGGTTACTCATTGATGGGTCTACCTATCATTGCAGATGCAAACATCACAACAACATCAGGTGCTGGTTCAAATCAGGATCAAATCTATTGCGTAAATGCAAATGAACTACACCTCTGGGAGCAAGCAGGATCACCATTCGCATTGAACTTTGATGCAACTGGTGCAGGCTCACTCACAATCAAGTCTGTTGTTTACGGATACGCAGCATTTACTGCTGGTCGTTATCCAGGAGCAGTTTCCAAGATTTCAGGAACTGGTCTAGTAACACCAACATTCTAATCTAAAAAGTATTCTCGGTAGGGCTAGGTTCGCTTAGCCTTACTGGGATACCCAGGAAATATCCTAGGTGGCAGGTGGATTTGTTCTTTGCCCCCATTGTCAGGTTCACCTGTCTTTACCTTAAGAGAGAAGTTATGAATAGAATTAAAAAGATTTTTAGAATTAAGAAAGAAACAGCAACTGCTTTACCTAAGACAGAAAAAGCAATGTTGCCTAAATTGGAGAAGAGGAGCAAATGAGCAAGCCTACACTTAGCGCTAGTAGCCAGCCTACTAATGTCTATACGAACTTGACTGATGTAAAAAATGGTCTACAAATTGACGATATCAATGATGATACTGCAATTGAAGCAGCCATTCTTTCTGCAAGTCGTATGATTGATGACTATTGCCAAAGAGGGTTTTATCAAGAAGGAACTCTTGCATCTCCAGTAACCAAATACTACACACCTGTAAGTCCTTGGTATTTAGAGATAGATGACCTTATTGAACCAACAGAGATAGCATCAAGAGCAAATCAAAGCGGTCCATTTACTCAAATTTGGAACTTAGACACAGATATTATGTATGAGCCAGTTAATAATCCAGAACTAGGAAGACCTGTAACTAGACTATTAGCAATTCAAACATATGTTTGGCCATACTTCTTTCCACAAACAGTAAAGATTACTGGCGTATGGGGATATAAAGAGATTCCGTATGAAGTAGAATTAGCCTGTAAGATTCAGGCATCAAGATTATTTATTAGAAAGCAATCTCCATTTGGTATTGCAGGATCTGTAGAACTAGGAACAGTTCGTTTAAGTTCTCGTTTAGATCCAGATGTTGAGATGCTTCTAAAGACATTCCGTAGAAACTTTGGATTGGCTTACTAAAATGGCCATAACAGATGTTAATGGCGTAAGAGATGCATTAAAAGTAAATCTACAAACAATTTCAAGGTTAAGAATATATGATACTATTCCAGATGTAGTAGTTCCTCCATGTGCAATAGTAGGACAATTAGATTTCACATTTGATATTGACAATGCAAGAGGTTTAGACCAAGCATCTGTTGATGTTTATGTGATTGTTCAAAGACTATCAGAAAGAACTGGGCAAGACAAACTTGATAATTTTCTGGCGGGTAGTGGTAAAGGATCAATCAAAACCGCTATAGAGTCAGATAGAACACTAGGTGGGCTTGTTGATACACTTAGAGTTATAAGTGCCGATAGTGGTACTTATACTTCTGGAGAAACATCATTCTTGTCTTACCGTTATAACCTCACAATTTGGGGATAAGGAGAACAAATGCAATACATAGTTACCTCAAGTAAAAAAGTTTGCGGTAAGATTAATGGTGAAAAACTTACGCAAGATGATATACTTGATGCAGGAGGAAGCGTAGAGCATCTTTTAGCATCTGGTCACATCACAAAATCAGGGCATACACTAAAAGCAGTACAAGAAGTACAAGAAGTAAAAGAAACACCAGAAGTAAAAGAAGTACCGCAGGTATTTAAAACACCTGTTTTTAATTCACAAGAAATTGGAGATAAATAATAATGGCAAGAATCGTATTAACAAACGTTGATGTTGAAATCGCAGGAGTAAATCTTAGTGATCATATCGCATCAGTTTCACTTTCCTCAACATGGGACGCAGTTGAAACCACCGCATTTGGTGGAGGAAACGTTCCAGCAGCAGCACGTACCCGACAAGCAGGACTTGTTGACAACGCAGTAACACTTGATTTTCATCAAGACTTCGCAGCAGGTGAAGTAGAAGCAACAATTTATCCACTACTAGGAACAGTAGCAGCAATAAAGATTCAGCCTGTAAATGCTGCAATCTCTTCTGACTCGCCTCAATATCAATTTTCAGCCTTGATTTCTGAGTGGACCCCAGTAAATGGCGCAGTAGGCGAATTAGCAACTGCTTCAGTTACATGGCCAATCACAGGAGCAATCGTTAAGGATGTAACTCCTTAATCATGGCAAAAGTAGTCTTAACTAATCCAGTAGTAACACTTGATGGAGAAGATGTTTCAGATCACATTACTTCACTGAGCATAAATACTAATTTTGACTTGGTTGAGGTTACACAAGTTGGAGACATTGCAAAAAAAATGGTTGCAGGTCTTGAGGACAATTCAGTTACTTTTGAATTTCAACAGGACTTTGATATTGTTGCCAATGGTGGCGTTGATGCTCTTATTTACCCATTTCGAGGGCTAAATATTGCATGTACTGTACGACCACGCAATGCTGCAATATCAGCAACAAATCCTGAGTATCAGTTTCAATGTGTTGTCAGCCAGTGGTCTCCACTGTCTGGTGGCGTAGGAGACTTAGCAACGGTTCAGGTACAATGGCCAATATATGGCGCAATAACAAAAGATACAACACCATAGAAAAGGGGCAATAAAATGGACGGATTACAAATAAAGGTAAAGACTACTGACGACTTAGAAGCAGTATATTCTCTAAGACCACGATCAATAGTTGCATTTGAACAAAAATTTGGCAAGGGATTTGCAAAACTCCTTAGCGAAGATCAAAGACTAGAACACGTCTATTTCTTGGCTTGGAGTGCCATGAAAGATAGTGGTAAAGTTGTAAAACCTTGGGGCGATGGCTTCCTTGACACTTTAGATAGTGTTGAGTTGGTAGTAGACCCAAATTTCGAATCCACAGAGACAGCCTAACCTATACGTTAGCAATGCTTTCTGTGGAAACAGGAATATCACCAATTGATTTGATGGACGCACCTGATGGCGTACTTGAAGCAATTGTTATTTATCTCAAACAAAAAAATAAGGATGCGAGCAGGTAATGAGTAAAGATGTGATAGTGTTAACTGGAGTTAAGGAAACACTAAAAGCATTAGAGGCATTTGATAAGGCTGCAGTTAAAGAGTTTAATAAGATAGTTAATAAAGAACTCAGCACTGCCAAGAAAGAAGCACTAGCCGAAGTCAGTGCCACGCCACCATTGAGTGGATGGCGTACTCAGCCTGCCGTTAACCCTCGTTCTCGTAATGGTGCTGGTTGGCCTGCTTGGGATCAAAGTATTATTAAGCAAGGTATTTCATCCTCAAAGGCTGAGGGTAAAGTAAGAAAAGATTACACAACTAATGCGGGAGCAATAAAGAACAAATCAGCAGCAGGTGTAATATATGAATTAGCAGGTAGAACAAATAAAAGTAGTGGTAAAAATAGGTTTATAAGTAATTTAAACAATGAAACATTTAAACCATCACGCTTAATCTGGAAGGTAGTGGATAAGCGTAGAGATCAGATTGAAAGAAACATCTTTGCAGCATTTGAAAATGTTAAAAATAAACTACAAAGAAATTTGAATAGGAGTGGTGAATAAAATGGCAACTGCAGCAGTAATTGCACGAATTCTGACTCAATATTCAGACAAAGGAACTAAGGCAGCACAAAAAGATATTGCAAGACTTGAAAAGAAAATTTCTGCTTTTGGTAAAAAGGCAGTAAAGTCATTTGCTCTTGCTGGGGCAGCCACCGCTGCTTTTGCTGTTAAACTTAGTGTAGATGCAGTTAAAGGCGCAGCAGCAGATGAAAAACAGCAAGCAGCCTTAGCAGTTGCTTTACGCAATACTACTGGAGCAACAGATGCAGCCATTGCTGCAAATATTGAATATTTAGATAGTCTTGAACTGCAGGTTGCTATAGACAATAAAGAGTTAATTCCTGCCCTTCAAAAATTAGTAACAGCAACAGGAGATCTTGGACAAGCACAAGAACTTTTAAGTTTAGCAACAGATGTTAGTGCTGCGTCAGGAAAAGATTTAGGTTCTGTCACAACAGCACTTTCAAGAGCAATAGGTGGAAATTTTACAGCATTAACAAAACTAGGACTTCCTCTTGATAAGGCTGCAGTTAAAGCAAAAGATTTTGAAAAAATTCAAAAAGATTTAGCACGAGTAAGTCGTGGACAGGCTTCAGCAGCAGCAAACACATTTTCAGGGAAGTTAGAAACATTACAACTAAGTTTTAATCAGGTATCAGATAAATTAGGTCTTGCATTAATGCCAGCACTTGAAATTCTTGTTAAGTATATTGATACAGACGTTATTCCTATGCTTGATGTTTGGATTAACAAGAATAAATATGAATTAAACGATGCCCTACAAAGTTCAGTTGGTTCTATTAAAGAAGTAGTAAGTGCATTTCAAGATATTTATAAAGTAATTCAAGGAGTTAATGCTATTCTTCCATTTGGTCTTGGTGGATGGCTTAAGTTAATTGTAGCAATCAATGCATTTAGCGCAGCAGCAGGTATAGCAATGATGGCAGCAAAGAAGTTTAAAGATCTTAAGATGATGGCTGGATTGACAAGAGGAAGCACAGTAGCATATAAAGATTTAACAGCACAACTAGGATTCTTTCGTGGTACTCAAGCCAAGGTAATTTCAGGATTTCAAGGAATTAGTCGCTGGGCAGCAAAATCAAAAGGTTTAATTGCATTTCTAACTAGAGGATTTATAGCCTTAAGCAAAGCAATATTGATGACTGGTTGGGGTAGATTAGTCCTTGTACTCAGTGCTGTAGGTTATGGTATTTTTAAACTTGCAAAACAATTTAACTGGTTTGGCATGTCAAACAAGAAGGCAGGAGACTCTGCTGAAGAATTACAAAAAAGATTAGAAAAACTTGGTAAAAGGGCTAATGAGCACTCATCAAGAATGATAGATAATGCTATAAAGCAAGCAAAAATTACGGCTGATATAAAGAAAAAAAATGATGCACAACTAGCAAAAGAAGAAATGGCAGCCAAAAGAAAAGCAGCAATTGAAGCCAGAACTGCAGCGGTTAAGAAAAGAATTGCATCAATGACTGATGGACGGGTTAAAATAACAGAGGCAGATGAGTATGACCTTATTCAATTAACAGCAGTAGAATTACTACAAAAGAAGCAAAAAGAGGTTGACAAGTCATTAGCAGAGAGAATTAGTTTACGCAAAGAAGAACTTGCTCTATTTAACTCATTAACTGCAAAAACAGCACAATATCTTGATTTCTTAAAGGCTATTAATAGTGATGGAAAACTTGATGACTCAGAACTTGTTAAACTTATGTCCAAGTGGAACTTAACACAAACTGCAGCCAGTAAGTATGCTGACTTTGTTTATGCAATTGGTGATCGTAAACTTAGCGACATTGAAATTGAAAATTTAAAGAATAAGTGGGGTCTAACCACAAAACAAGTAGTTGACTACCTTGCAAAAATTGGTGCCCCTGTTGATGCAAAAGGAACTGCTCTTAGTGCTGGAGATATTGCAGCACTTGGATGGAAAAATGCTTCAAGTGCACTAGACGCCTATAATGCAAAACTTAAGGGCGCTGTTATAACTCCACCACCCCCACCAACTATGAACCCTCCAATTCCTGGCGGTGTTCAAGAGTTAATAGATCGTGAAATGGCTATAGACAAGCCCTTTATGCCAGGAGACTTTGGCTATCTTGGGATTCCAAAAAGTCCTGCTCCAGCACCACTAACTGGTTCTTCTTTATATGGTGGAGGCATAGATTATAGTAGACTCTTTAGTTCTAGCACTTTAGACAACGGTATGAGTTTAATGTCTGATGCATTCTCTAGTTCTGGTAGTACTCAAAATATTTATCTAAATAT